ATTGTCCATTTATATGGGATAAAGTTACTTGCTCCTCAAACATTTTGTTGGCTTCTTCCCAATCACTGTTGGATATAAATTTCTCATAAGTATTGCAAGAGTCATATATCTCTTGTAACCATTCTACTGCTGTTTTCATATTCTATTTATTTTTTAAAAATTCAATAACTCTTTCCCAATAACTTCTAGCTTTCATTCTACCATCCTGATATGGTGCTAATGAATGAGTTGCTGTTGCAGATTTTAAAGATTCTTCTTTAGCTTTTTCAGATCCATGTAGTTTAACTGCATAATCATACATTTCATCAGCTTTTTCTTTTTCACTCATCTTCTGCTTTTTCTAGTAAAGATCCATCATGAAAGTAATCTTCTGTCTCAGTAACTCTTACATGATTATTGACAAAATATTTTCCTGAAGGAATACATATACATAAATCTCCAAAACCACCTTCATTATTCCACCAGTCTTCTATATCATCAAGAATTTTTTCTGATGCAAAATCTTCAATTAAAGAATAAGCAGCTGAATCTAACTGTGCTAAATTTGAATCATTATCCCAGTCTTCTACATTGTCATTTACATCTTCTGGTGTATCACACTTTTCTGTTGTATATCCAATCCATTCTATGGCACCGGAGTCTCCTCCACCATCATATTTTACTTTAACACCTGTAATACCTAAATCAGCCAACTTAAATAAGAGGCCTGTCATTTCATTCTCAGTCATAATTATTTTATTTTATCTTAAAGAAGCGGCCCAGTATATTACCATTCAAATACTCTTCTTTTTCAAGCACATCATATAAAAACTGATGCTTGACTTCTTGGTATGTCAGCTCTGTCTGAGTATTACATATCTTAAGGATTTCCCTTCTAATAACTACTCCTGCTTTGTGAGCTTCCTTTAAAACTTTATTACTACTGTAATACCTCATAAAGTCTGGTTTTATTTCTCTCCAGTACTTTTTAAGTCTCTTGTCTGTTGACATTGCTAGAGCTTTTTTACCCAGAGGTCTTTTTATATTAGCAAAGAAGTTCTTCTTGCCTATGTATGCAACAGACTTGCCGTCAATAATAGCATGCATAATGTAAATAAATCCCACACCTCCTTCAGGTATGTCATGTTCTTTAAACTCCTTTCCTTGATAGATCCAGCTCATAATGCTTGTTTTAATAATGGAAATAATATTTCTCTAACTTTATCCATACCATGTTCTTTTACTGAATCTGACAAATCTTTTTCCATAGGGAGTAGTATAGTATTAAAACCATACTTATCCTTATATCTCTGAGCAGCTTTTATACCAGGCTCATCATTGTCAAATAGAACAATTATCTTTTCATAGTGTGGTTTCAGTTCTCCAATTGCTTTTTCACCTATCATAGTATTCTCACTGTCCGGAGCAATAGCTTCAATATTACTTATACCAAGTTTATTAAAAGCCATTAGGTCTTTGAGTGAAGAAGTAATAAGCAAATACTTACAATCATGTCTTAACTGATCTGTACCCTGAATATAATTCTCTACTTTAATAAACTTTTTATCAGCATTCTTAGGCATATAAATCTTGTACAAGCTACCATCATCTCTAAAATAACCATATAGATAATTCTTTCTGAATGTATAAGATATTTCTGCACCATCCAAATCAAGCTTACTCATAGTAAAGAATGATAATGGAATAACATTATATCTGTCTAACATTTTAGAACCAATTTTATATCCCATCCAGTATGTCTGATCAAAGTTTGTCCAGTGCCTCATTTCATAATCAACCACTTTATACTTATCATGATAAAGAATATCTACTACAGCTATAGTATTGTTCTTTATATAAATCTGATAATCATTAAGTATCTTATATGCTGCATGTCCTCTTGTGGACATGTTAAACAAAGCCTTTACCAATTCAATGCTATCTCCCTGATTACCAGATGAGAAGTCCTTAAACTTGTAAAATTTTGAGACTACATCATAGTAAATAAACATGCTGGGAACTTTGTCCCGTGCATTAAATATAGATAGAATTTTTACATCTTGGCCAGATAGCTTTTCCTTTAAGTTCAAATAATACTCAAATACCCATTCTCTAGGTACTTGACTCAAATCAGTTATTAAGTTTTTTGTAGAAATCATACTACCTATTTTAAAATTAAGGGGAAGCCACTTAACTAACCTCCCCTTAAGACTGTTTAGTCTAGGTTGAAGTCAGAAGAGCTTTTACTTGGTGTATCAAAACCATCATCCTCACCAAAGCTTTTTACTTCTTTAGTTTCTAGTTTCTTAAGATGCTTAGCTTCATCATATATCATGACTTTACCAGCTTCTAATTCTCCATAAGCATATTTCTTATTTTCTGCTTTTGGCAACCACATATCATAGTTGGTATAACCTGTTTTACCTTCATATTCTTTACCTGCAATACAGTACTCAAGAAACTTATCCTTGATAGGTGCAGTTTTATTGAATGCATCAATAAAATCATCAACAGTATTATGTTTACCATCTTGTTCTACAAACCAGTCATAGATCTCAAAAGTCTTACATAAGTTCTGTAAGAAGATTAAGATAGATCTATCTCTTTGAATCTTAATACCAGATTTAGTTTCACCATCAGCAAATGCATACTGGCTAGCTTTTACTCTACCAATTTGACCTGTATAATGACCCTTGCTTGCATCATCTTTGTCCAGCATGAAACCTTCAAAACCCTCAATAGGTTCTGTTTCTACATGCAACATCAAATGTTTTGCACCATCAATAAATTTAAAATCTTCCAGATCAAGATAGTTAATCTTTAACACATGATTCCCTGGAGAAATTGTTTTAGGTAGTCCACTTCCGCCACCTGTTCCTAAGTCTGTTGTACTTAATCCCATTTTATTTGTTTTAGTTAATTTACTTTAGTTTGTTTTAAAATCATATCTGCTACATCACATGCTATTTCAACAATGTGTGAGTAGTCATACTCCTTCCATTGAGGAGCTGATAGCAGTGCAGCCACTAACTGAGTGACTATTTGTGTTCTTGTTTCCATTTGTTATTGTTTAATTATACATAAATCTTGTCCCAGTGAAACTCTAGTTCACCATTCTCTTGCATCTCTGTCACTACTATCTCTTCATTACGGAGATGTTCTGGTCTTGCACCACATGTTGTTTCTTCATTAGTTTTAAAACTTAAAATAGTTTTATTACCTTTTCTAAACATGTAGCCAATAGCATCAGCATTAGCACATATTAGAGATTTGATTTTACCAGTTAAATCTATGTTAGCAGACATAACCATCTCACCCTTATCATCAACTACCTTGTCCTTAATGTGACCTGATAAAATAATATGGGGAGCTAAGGTATCAATAAAATCTAATACTTGAAAGAATGCTTGACGGATATATAAATATCCTGCACCATTTGGTAAAGTAACTACAGTGTCTCCATCATAGTTCTTACCCATAGGAGTAGCCCTGTAAAGTTTTACAGCCAAAGGCATTATCATTTCTTCTAATGCAGTTACAGTATCTATAGTAACAATTCTATATGGATTACCGGCAGCCTTAATTGCTTTACCAGTATCCAATAATTCTTGTAAACTATTGATCTTTACTTTTAATGCTTCAACATAATCAGAACCATTCTCTAGATCCAAAATCAAATTACCTTCAAGACCAGCATAAGCTGTTGTCTTACCAGTTTTTGGTTTAGAATAAATAATCATTCTCTTAGGATTCTGTCTCTCAGCTTTTACTTTACTTGTAGGAAGTACTATACTCATATCTCACTTTTTGTTTGTTTGATTAGTTCATTTAACCATGGTCTGGCACTAACTGGTTTTATCAACATGATTGCTGCAAGATCTCTGATAGTTATTTCAGATAAAGGTGCATCTGCAATTTCTGTATTGTAAACCTCATCAAGTGACATGTTGGTTGGTTTTGCTGGAAATTCATCTTCAAAGTTTGGAAACAATGCTAGACTGTTCTGCAGTTTAGGTAATGTATCCTCTTTCTTAGGTTCTTCCTTTCTTTTCTCATACAAGGCATAAGTTATTTCAGTGCCATCATTTAGTATTGCTACTAACTCTGACAAAGGAACAGTATACAATGTATAAGGCTCACCTTTAAAGTTGCTACCTTCTTTAGTATCATATTCCTCAGCATAGAATGGATTAGCTTTGTATTTAAAAAGCTGTCTATCCTCACTAAAAGGAACTATATTTACAATACTACCCTTATCATCAGTAACATTATCATAGAACTCCATATAGATGTCCTCTCCTTTACTGATCTCAGACTCAAATAATTGAGTGTGTCTTCCATACTTACCTTTCTGGAAAAATGCAGTTTTAATAATAAAAAACGGGTCGGATAACCCTAGTTTAGTAAAAGTGTTCATGTGATTCACAAAGAACTCTTTCTCTTTTTCTTTTCTAATGTTCATAATTAAATTTTAAGTTGTTGGCAATTTTTTCATTGCACATGGTGGTGTTGGTATCTCAATAATTCTCATTACTCCCCTATCAAGTTTAAAGAAACTTATTCTTGTGGTACCATTTCTAGATTTTAAGAAGTGAAAGACTAGTATGTCTTCATCTGCTATAATATATCTGTCTGGTCCATACTGTCTTATTTTTCTTATAGAAGGTTTGTTTATACCCAATACTACATCAGCATGTTGTAACAAAGCATCAGAACCATATATATCAGAATCTAATACATAATTACCGTAGTCACCGTCAATTGCTCTTTTAGGATCATCTATGTTTCTATTCAACTGGCTAAGGACTACAAAAGCTACTGGATATCTCTTTTTCATCATAGTGAGTGCTTCACCTAGAGCTCCTAACATTTCAAACTTATCTTTTTGTCCCTTACCATTTTTAAATAAAGCTGAGTGATCTATAGCTACTAACATATTTGTCAAAGTACCATCAGGTCTTCTGTGCTTCTCCATTTGATAACGGATTGTAGCACACATTTCATCTACGGTACATGCATCATAAACTACATCTATAATATCAGTAGTTTCTGTGGCATCATAATAATGCAAACATCTATTAAATAAAGCTTTGTCAATTTTCTGGCCCCTACTCATTAATGTATTGTAATCAGCACCTGTATTCAGACTTAGTTTTCTTATCCCACTGGTTTCATCAACCATTTCCATTTGAAACTTCAGTATCCGGAACTCTTGATCAGTATTGAATTCTATAATATCACTGATAAGCTGTTCCATGAATAAAGTTTTCCCTGTACCAGGTCTAGCACCAACTACGGTGATAGTTCTCCACTCTAATCCATCACAAAAGGCATCATTAAATTTTGGCCAAGCACTTCTTAGTGACTTAATTTCCCCTCTGCTTCTTGCAGCTATTTTGGATAATGCTTTCTTGAGAGCATCCCTCTCACTTACGGGTTGTAGTGGCTGTGCACCATTAAATAATTCTGCCATTTTATTATATATTAGTTAATTGTTTGTTCTTTACATAGTTATAGAAGCTATGAGTAATTGATAATAAAAACTCTATTAGTAAATACTCTGCTGGATTTATATCAACTATAAAAAAGTCTATAACAGTAAAACAAAACAAACTTCCCACAATGGCTACCATTAACATTTTGAAATTTGTCATACTACTGTTTCACTAAAATAGATCTGTTGATCATCAGGATTGGTTTTTAATATCTCACAATATGTAGCTAAATCAGATTCAAAAGATTTGTCTATGTTCTGCTTTCTTACAAAATATTGGGCAGTCCTCATATACTCATATCTTCTGATACTAAATTCATCTACATATCTTTCTGTTGCTTTTAGAATGGTTTCCCAATCATAATCATAGGTCTCAAAGAACCATTTAAAAGGAGCTTCTAGATTCTTAGCATTAACTCTTGCATATTTTCCAGAGGATAGTTTTATATTAGGAAATATTTCTACATATCCCTCTATATTTGCAATAAAGTCTTTGCCCATTAAAGCTTGTGAAGTTTTCTTCTTAGTTCTTTTGAAATAACCGTTGATTTCTTCCATAAAGATAAGGCTTTTACTTGTAAGCTGCAAGTTTTCTGTAAGCCAAAGGTTGCTTTGCAGCCTTTTGCATTCCAATTCTTTGTTGACAAACTTATGCGGTACAATCTTTTCTCTTATACAGTGTAAAACATAGTATGTATTTGGAGTTAAGTCCTCTTGGATTAACCTTGTAAATATATCTGTCATACTACCAAGTTATTATTTTTTGTATTTGTATTTTCATAAATACACCTTCTGAATCCCATTTACCACCACTATAAGCAGCACTAGCTGGATGTTTTACAAAGTATTTAATATTAGTATTATCATCAGTTAGATCTGACCACTCTTCAGCTTTCTTACCCATATATAAATACACTAAACCTGAGTTATGTGTATTTAACCAATCTAACAAGTAAGCAGTAAAAGGTTTCCATATATCATAATGGCTACCAATCTTACCTACTTCAACTGTAAGAGCTGTATTAAGCATCAGTACACCTTGATTAGACCATCTTTTAAGATCTACATCTAAACTGCCAGGATGACCTCCATATACACTTCTATTGATCTCATCTAGTATATACCTAAGACTAGGTTGTAATTTACCTGTATTACTACAGCTAAATGATATTCCATCGGCCACATCAAGCTGAGGATATGGGTCTTGTCCAATAATTACTATTTGTAGTTTATCATAAGGACATTCTTCAAATGCCCTAAATACTTGTTTTAGTGGTGGAGTAAATCTTTTATCAGCTTGACTTAATGTATATAACTTAGTAAGTACATCATCAAAGTCACTGCTAAATATAAAAGATTTAAGAACTTTACCCCAACCACTAGGCTCAAGTTTAGCAAACATTTTTTGTTTAATTTCTTCTAAGTCCATTTTTTGTTTATTTTTGTTTAAAATTATTACTATGCCAGTTAAAGTTAAGGAAATGAAAGATGATGCAGTCTTTGATATTAAAGTAAACAAGAACTTTTATATGATGACTAAAGCAGTATCTTTTTACTTGTTCAATCAAATGCATGAAAAAAATTCAGATGATGAATACTTAAAGGAAGTTATGTCTAAAAAGTATGAAGACTTAGATGATTTACAAAGATCTTTCTATACTGTAGCATTATTACTTGCTGAAACAGAAAGTCAAGCTAAAAATACTGATAACTATACAGAAAAAGAAATTCTTGAACCAGGAGATGAAGGTTATGTTGCACCTAGTGCAAATTAATATTAAAGTTCTCTCCACCAATCTGTATACAAGCTTCAATAGCTAACATCAGTTCACTTTTACTACAATCTGCAAAGGATTTATCTTCTAGACCAGAAGCACTTTTAATTAGTAACTTCATGTCATCAAAACTATATCCGGACTCTGCTGCTAATTCTCTAATACAAGCATGTACTTTTGCAAGTTGTGCTTTACTATGATCTGCATCTGCAAGATCTAAATACATATCTACTACTTGACCATCCTTTAACTTAGAGACAAATACAGCATAGCCTAATTTGTCTGTTGGTTCATGATAGATCAGTTTGCCATCTTTCTTAATTAATTTTCCGCTATACATATTACATTCTTTAATACTTCAACAAACTGTAAATAATGTTCCATAGTCCTAATTCTTACTGAGGGAAGCTCATAACACTTAAGTGTCCAGTTGTTATCTTTAACATCAATACTATCTGTACTATATAATACTAAGTCATCACAAATTTCTTTGTGGTAAAAATAGTAATCATATCCATTTTGACTTTCTTTATTCTCTATAATAGATATTTCAAAGTCCAGTTCAATTAATTCTGCTTCTGTCATAATGTATAAGGTGTTACAGGTCTTAAAAACATTTCCGGATTAACAATATCCCTAGTGTAGTTAACATCTTTATATTTTTCATTCTCAAGGATCCATAACCCCATTTCTTCCATTCTCTTAGCTCTTAATGTAAGTATAGAATATCCAGTAAGATGAGCATTGTCATCATCAGTACTAAGTAACATACCTAGCATGTTCTGTTTCTCATCTTCTGTAATATAACCTGTCTTTACTAATAAGTTTAACTCAGATAGAAAAATAAAGGGTCTAAATTCTCCTTTTTTATTACCGTAGGTATACATATACCACAAGTAACCCATATTACTATCTTCTACTTTACATACACTATGATGCTCATGGCATATGTGTTCTATTAGATTTCTAATTTTTAAATCTTTAAAGTATTTTATCATGATCTTAAAAATTTAAACATTGCTTGTAATTTTTTATTTTCTTCTACTAACCACTGAGGAGTAAATCCTACAGCATGTTCTGTAAATATAACTCTTGTATGATAATCAAAATCATGAGTAAAATTTGCTACCCAAACAGTACTAAAATATTTTTTGAACTCAACATTAATATTTATAGAAGAATCAATAAATGTATAATTGTAGTGATTGGTTCTAGATCTATAAAATC